AATTAATATCAAGGCCAATTTTGGGTAATTGTTTATAAGCAGATGTCATATGAAATCGGCGATACCACCAATATGGTGACTCAGATGCTCGTATTTTTTCAATTTCAAGTGTTAAGATTTTTCCTTCCCGCATAGAGTTTGTGTCATATGTCCCCACACTAATATAACGACTAATAGCACATCGTTGTGAAGACTTGGCAAATCCAGCAAGATAAGCAGAAAAAGGGTCGGGTGAACCATACACAGCAATCAAAAGAGGTTCCATCCATTGATACAGCAGAATTGCTTGTTTATGTTGTTGACGAAATATTTCAGGATGTAATAGAGGTGGCGGTAAATCAGAGGTTGGGTCCTTTGCTCCTAGCAATGAAGGAAGTGTTATATTTATATGATAGGTTCCATTATTAAACATCGCAATATTTCGTGGATTACTAAAGAAGACTGCCCAGCCCGGATTTTGCCGCGGCCATTCCAAAAGACCTTTGTCTCTCCATCGCTTCTTTTCAACAAGAAAAGCATTAATCTTTTGCAAGAATCTCCGCTTATATGAAATAAGTTCTCCTATAACATCTTTAACTGTTGTTTTATAGAATCCAAGTGTCATAAATTCAATTGAATCTCCATCAAAAATAAAGTTCTTATCATATTCTTCCAAAAATATCGCTGGACAATAATCTTGAAGTTCAGCAAAAAAAGTCTTTCCTTTGAATTTCGGATTAGGCTTCGGAACTTTTTCATAGGTTGTTTCATGAATTCCCTCCGCATTTAATTTGCTAAGCGCATGAGAATTAATGAAAAGGGGCATTCCTACAAAACCAGAAGCATCGGGAAATACATGCTGGAAGGCTTTTTTATATCCAGGTTTGAAAGAAGAATAATAATCTACCGAATAACGCTCTTCTGTATGATTAGCACGAATAATAGGAGCAGCAACAAAAAGTAATTTAGTGAACTGTAAATAAGTTTCTTCTTCTATACCGAGCCCCCAAAAGAGCTCATTTTCTATGTACATTGTTTTGTATTTTTTATGTTTGGCTAGTTCTTTAGCCATTCTCCCTACTTTTTACGGAGTATCAAACCACTCCACGATAACGCCATTCTCGCGCCGCACCTGCAGATTCTTGTAGATGGGGCGACCAGAAAGCCAGCCCGGACAGAGAGCAAGACAATCCAGCACAGCCTTAGTGCCAAAGAAAGCATGCTTAACAATAGGCTGATCCTCAAAGCCGTGTGCCAGAGTACAAGCACGAACACCACCGGGTGTCTTAATGATATGACCCTTATCAAGAACCAGATTGTAGACAGTCCCTGTGGGAAATGACTCCTGCCCTACCATATCGGAACCAAGAACCCAATTGGTTGCCTCATCTAGATATGGGTGATAGGGCGTAAGAATACAATCCTTAACCTTGCTCATCATCACAGACGTTGCTGAACCGTGGCTAATCATCACAATAGCGACAACTGAAGCGGGGCCAAGATTCGTCCAAACCTTGTCACCGGGACTCAGTGACTGAATTTCCTTCACGGAATCATCTGCCATGACTACAGGAGTCTCGGGATGGAAACAGCCACCCGACTGAGCTGCCTGTGACTGCTGGCCGAGATAAGCAGACAGATAGGCCGGGTCATAAGCAGGAGCACCACTGCTGCTGGAAGAACCATAGCCCCTTGCACCTCCAGTCGGCTGCGGTGGCTCCAGTGTCATGAAGATCTCCTCCCCCTTGGCCACACACTGACCGAAGGGAGACACCTCATCACCGCCGTAAATCAAAGAACCGGGGTCCTTGAAGTTCAGACGACGCTGAATCTGCTGGGCACGACGGTAGGAACGCATATAGTGTCCGCCCCAACGCTTCCAGTAACGCGGTGCCATACCAATCTGGCCCTCCGAAGGATCTGCTGACTCAATATCCAGCAGAAGAGCCTTCACCCGCGTGTCCGTGGAATCCGCAAACCGCTGTACAACCTTTGCAAGAGTAGGAAAGGCTCCGTCAGTACGCCCAGCCTCAGACATAGCAATAGCCTGTTCCATCGTAGCCACATACATCGTAAGAGCCAGAGGGTAGTCGGGAGCAGTAATAGCCGAAGGCACAACCTCAGCCCCTCCTGCGAAAGCCTTCACGGAAGCGCCTGCTGGAATCTGAACAAGATAGTCGCGGGGCTGACCAATGGCAAGAGGACCCGTGTGAATACTAACAAGCGAACCGCTATTTACAGAGTACTGAATAATAGCATCCCGTGTTCCTGTCATCATGGAATTGGCCACCCAGTTGATGAAGACCGTTCCAATCATAGTCAGGTCGGGAATGAAACCGAACGAACCACCACCAGAAAGGGGCATCTCAGCCAGCTGTGTCAGTAGAACACTATTAAGATCATAACCAAATCCGAAGGTGGAAAAGGTCCACGGATTCGTCATCTCCAAGCGTGAAAGAGCCTTGACTGTTCCAGACGGCGAAGGAGTAACCGTCTCAGCACCATCTGTCAAAAGGGCACCGAAGATGGCACGACCCTTGTTCTCAGGACGATTGGCAATGCTCATCATGGCACGGATGGCTGCATCAATGTTGGTCATGGCATCAGGCTGAACGGTCTGAAGAACAGCCTTGAGCTTCCCCTTTCCTGCGTCATCCATCCGTGTTGACTCCAGCACAATCTCCGCAGTAGTTGAGAAACTGACAACTGCTAGAGAGTCATCGGGTCCCAGCATAGCACCAATAGAATTGATTGTATGCTTTGCCAGATCCATGCGGGTGTAGAAGATTTCCTTGTTATCGGGATCAGTCAGTTCAGCCATAGAGCCGGAGTTATCCAGACCAATGATGTAGAGACCGCTCTGCTTGTTACCAGAAGGGTCAGTCTCCGCAATCAGATGAAGAAAAGTCTGTCCATCGTGACTAAACATCTCAGCCTTTGCTGTAACAGCACCATCGCGGAAAGGAGCAATGCTGCCACCTCGTGTACCTGACTGCGGATGAGCACAGAGCCAGTCCGCGATGGCCTGCTTGAGATGACGCTCCGGCCTGTGGGAACCGAGAGGAGTCCGGCAGGTGGGACAGTTGTTGCGGCCCTGCTGAGACCACTGGTTGATGGCAGCCCGCTCAAAGATATGGCCCTCCGCACACACATTAACCGGGTCCATCATGATTTCGCCCGTGATAGGGCACAGAAACTCATCCGGAATTACGATTGCGGCAGACATCTTAGATTGTTGATTACTTATTTCCTACGTGAACGTGCAAGTATTACCATAAAAAAATATGGGGTCAATTTTTTTTACCCTGTTTATTCTTTTGTTATTCAACTATCTACGGTTAAGAAATATACTGTGACATAATCTCAACAATTTCTCCAAGTACGGCAGGCTCTGCCTTGACAGTCTTCATCTTTTCCACCTCCTCGGAAGTAAACTTGAGTGCAATCTGCTTGCCACCCGATGAAGCAGCACGCGTGTTTACAGAAGAAACCAGACGGAGATAGTGCAGGAACTCCATAGGCTCCAGCATATCCAGATCAAGAACACGCACCCGCTTGCGGAAAGGTCCCTCAGAACGCCAGCCATTCCACCAAATACGCTTAGCGGCATTCATTAGAAGTTCAAGAGAAGCCCAGTGAATCTCCTCGGGTGAGCCTGTTTCAAGGGGAGGCATCTCATCATCCACCATCTCATCGTCCGCCATATTACCATCATCCTCCAGCGGAGGCATAGGAACAGCAGGATAAACCGGGATACCCATAATAGGAGCTGGAAGCAGTCCGGGCATATCCTTGAACTCCCTCTGCTCAAGCGTAGCAGCAGAGCGGATAACCTTCATCGCGGAAGCCCACTCCTTGTTCATCTCCCCCGATGCCACAGCCGGAATGACAGTCAGCCCAAGTCCAACAGGAGGCGTTAGAAACTGAAAGATAGGATAGCGAACCAAGGGACCCTTAGGCCAACTCTTTGGCACATTACGAACCAGTTCAAAGCCCGTAGGCCAGTAGTAGACCTCCTTTCCATCCGAACCTGAAGGCCGCACAATCTGAAACATATCATCCTGTAGAAACTCCTTGCTCTTTCCCACGTGGAACCACACTCCGTCACTAACACTGCTCGTTAGTACCTGAAACTTACCCTCCGCAATAAAGAGGACCTGATAACCATTCTCTGCGGGACGGTAGATTGCAACATGCTGCGGAAAATTACTGATTGGACTGCTCATTTCAACTCTGATACACCCTATCCAGTAAAAATAATAATCAATTTTTTGAACCAATTAGAAAGAAAGAAATTCACGAGCAACTACATGAGTATTCATGGGTTCAAGTTCTCCCTCTGAAAATCCATCAATCTTCTGATAAAGATCCGCCGAAGTATGCAGCGTCTTCAAGTCAAATCCATTTACAACAAGTTTGCCAGAAATCCACTTTAGCATATCAACAGAAGCCGCTTTCCTAAAGGCTTCATTCTGCCATAAAGACCAAAGCAAGATTGAGCAATCAACGCCATCCTTGTATTCAAGCCAATAAGGTGAAGAACTATGCTTTGTACGATCCTTTACCATAGAATATCCAAAATCAATTAGAAACACATCCTTTACCTTAAGAGGACTACTACGAATATAGATATTGTCAGTGTGAAGATCGCCGTGTTTAAACATATACTTCTGCTGGAGTTCTAGTAGAAGAGAAAAGACATTTCCAAGAATGTTAACAATAGCTACTTCTTTACTTCCAATAAAATTACTGGACATCTTATTAAGCCAGTGATAAAGTGTATAAGAGTTACTTTCAACCTTTCGCAGGTCCTGCATGAAAATCCATAGATTGTTTTTAGTCCGAAAGACATTATAAATCTGTGGGCAGTTCTCGGGAATAGATTCATATACCATTGCTTGAACTACACATTCCCGCAAAGCATTTAGACACGCCTTTGTCTTCTTAACAATTAGTCGAGTATATCCCTTCCCACCATTAGTTGAGCGATATCCTTCATAGATACGCCCATTTGACCCCTTGCTAACAAGTGACCTATACTTGACTCGGTATTTTTCATTGTTTTCCGTTTCAAACTCAAGAAGGTTTCCTGTTAGTTTCTTTTCATAAACTACCGGAAGAAATCTCATTCGGACATCATTTACACCCTTGATTTTTTCCGATTGAATACCCCATGATGAAAGTACGTCTTGCAAGGCCATTCCCTGCATTTGTGTCCGGCAACCTTAGCCCTCAAATTTTTCTAAAAAAATTGAACCCTTACGCCCCTAAAGAATTTCAAAGCGGAAGAATGAGTTGCCATCGCTGTCTCAGAGAATTAGAATTCCATGAAATAGCAGGATTTAATCCTAATTTGGAAGCAGAAGATAATCAACGCACAAATTTCTGCTGGGAGAATGAAACAGGAACATGGAAAGCCGCACCTCTTTGTGATGAATGTTATTGGGACCAAGATTCAGAAACAGACACAGAAGAGGCTGAAGACGCAGAAGAGGAGCCTCTACCCATTTATTCATTTTGTCGAGAATGTAATAATGCTATAGGACAGATTTCAGCAGTAGATCTAACTGATGAAGAGTTAGAACTAGAGATGTATTCTCATATTTGTGATGATTGTAACCTAAATCCAAATACTCCACCAATTACTTCGCTGCAGAATGAGAACGCGTCACCATCCGACGGAGGGGAGTCACCATCTCCTTCGCCTTGGTCGCAACCTTGGTCGCAACCTT